ACCCGCGTTTCGGTGAAGGCCGTGATGTATTTGATACAGCGCGGGAAGCAAGGGCAAGGGCAGAAGAATTAGGTTGCGAGGGGTCGCATAGTGTCCGTAGTCCAGATGGCACATACCACATCCCATGCAGAAGTCACTCAATTTATATGCGTATCACTGGTCAAAACAAGGCGGGGGACTATGGCGATGATGCGAAGGCGGAATCAGATGTTAACACAATCCCTACTGACGAAATGGCGAAAGAGGCCGCAAGAGGGCTTGCGATGCGTAAAGAGTTCGGTAGGGGTGGAACACAAGTCGGTGTCGCAAGAGCAAACCAGCTTGTCGCCAAAGAAAGGCTGTCGCCCAGAACAGTAAGGCGTATGCACAGCTTCTTTAGCCGCCATGAGGTCGATAAGAGAGCCGAGGGCTTCCGTCAGGGTGAGGAAGGCTATCCAAGTGCAGGGAAAATCGCGTGGCTATTGTGGGGAGGTGACGCGGGACAGCGTTGGGCTAGACGCAAGGTGCGTGAGCTTGAAAGGGCAGAAGGCAAAGCCATTGAAGATGAAATGGTGATGTTTGGTTGTTGTGATGATTGTGAGCCTCTTTTGTGGGGTGAGGCAAAGGCAGAAGTCAGCGCAAAGGTGAAGAAAGCCCTAGCTGAGAAAGTCAAAGACCATAATGAAAAACATGGCGATAAAAAGGGCAAGCGGGTTACATCACGGATGCTTGAGGCGGTATTCAAGCGTGGCGTAGGCGCATATCGCACAAACCCTGAATCCGTCAGGCCAAGTGTATCAGGCAGTGACCAGTGGGCATATGCTAGGGTCAATGCTTTCTTGTTTGCCGTAAGGACAGGCAGATTTAAGAGTGGCAAGTTTGACTTAGACCTTCTGCCTAGAGACCATCCGTTGAGTAGCAAAAAGTAATGGTCGCCCTAGCCGTAAAACAAAGCGGCAGAAGAATATCCGCACGAAGGGAAATCATTGAGCAAAACCGTTTGCGTCTTAGCTTTGAGCGTAAACTGAGATTGCAGATGTTCACAGCCTTCACAGAGATAGGACAACAGGCTCGTAACGAATACAGACTGTTCCGCAACATTGACAGAACACAAATCAATGTAGAGGCAAAAATCTTTGAAATACTGGCCTCACACTATCGGGCGGTCATTGATGAGTTTGGTTTGCGTATCTTGCGCGACCAAAAAGAGGATTCACAGTTTGAAAGAATAATCAGGCTGTATCTTGCAGAGCAAGGTGCAGAGCGTGTCCAAGCAATCAGTAGAACAACAGTGCGGCTTATCCAAGCCTTGATAATCGCAGGGCAAGCAGAGGGGCTTGGCAACGCAATCATAGCACAAAGCATCTTTGATAGGATGAACGGCTCTTTCAGCCGCTACAGGTCAGCGACCATAGCAAGGACTGAAACCCATAATGCCGCCAGCTTTGCTAATCACGAAATCAATAAAAGCCTAAAGATACCATCACAGGTGAAGCGGTGGGTGTCAGTGGCAGATGGCAGAACAAGAAGCCATCATGCACAAATGAATGGCACAGAAGTCCCGCTAGATGAAGATTTCATTGTTCCTTACAATGGTGTCCCATTTCGCATGGCTTACACAGGAGACCCAAGAGGCGGGGCGGGTAACACAATCAATTGTCGCTGTGTCACCCTTTATGTATCCCCAGAGGATGAATTGTTAGATTAGTCATTAAGGGTTTCAACATCCCGCCGAATATCAGGGTCAACTCTGTGTTCATTCCAGCTATCACAAAACTCTTGAGAGAGTTCTCCGTCATGTTTCTTAAACAGGTCGCCATCATTGAATACATATGAATCTTTCCATGCTTGGCTAAATTCAAGTTCATCAGCCGTACACTGGTAAACATTTTGAAGGTGGTCTAACAGTTCATTGATTCCCTTGAAGAACGCTGTCTCGCTGTTCCAAGTTCCAACTGTTGTAGTGTAAAAAGTAGTCATTTGTTTGGTCTCCGTGGTTGGTGGGGGCTTCCGCCCCCTTTTGTTATGCTGTTGCTCTAATCGCGGCAATTTCTCTTGCGGCATCTAAACGCTTTTGCAAATCTTTTATTACTTTTGGCGATGTGCCAGCAGGGTGCGGGTTATCAATTTCACGCTGTATTTCGTGTGGCAGTACACGCAAAGCACGTTGCAGTGATTCTGGGTTTGCAATCAACAGTTCTCTGTATTTTTTAACGCTAATCATTTTGGTTTCTCCGTGGTTGTTTATTTAACTTACCTTACTAATATAGGGGGATTGTTTACCCATGTCAACACAAAAAAGCAAAAAAGGGGAAAAAAATTGAAAAAAAACTAAAATGACGGTAGATGTTGTCCATTGGTCAATATTGATGTATTATCAGACAAACAGGAGTTGCTTATGCCGATACCTAAACCTAGTTCTGGTGAAAGTGAGTCCGATTTTATGTCAAGGTGCATGGAAGATACCACCATGCAAGCTGAGTATTCCCAACGCGACCAGCGGGTTGCTGTTTGTCTTAGCAGTTTTCGTGAGGGTGGCAAAAAGGATACTGACATGGATGTAGATTACGAGGACGAAGTTCAGGACGAAGTAAAGTTCGTTGAAAACGGTCAAATAGATTTTCATTGTGATTTTGAAGTCAAAGAAGAACACGATGACGAGAGCAAGGGTATGTTCTCTGGATATGCGTCAGTATTCGGCAATAAAGATTTAGGCAATGATGTTATGCAAGCAGGGGCGTTCCGTAAGTCCTTGCGTACCAAAGGCGCACGAAAGATTAAGATGCTATTCCAGCATAAGGCGGATGAGCCTATCGGCGTTTACACAAAAATTAAAGAAGATGCCAACGGTCTGTATGTAGAGGGCAAGATTGCCATGCAAACACAGAAAGGCCGTGAGGTGTATGAGCTAATGAAGATGGGTGCGATTGATGGCCTGTCTGTTGGCTACAGAGTTGATGCAAAGGGCTACAGCTATGATGACCGTGGTAAGAAGCGGGTACTCAAAGAGGTAGACCTTATGGAGATTTCTGCCGTCACTTTCCCAATGAATCCCAAGGCGAGGATTTCTGCGGTGAAGGCTGAGGACAGAACGGTTCGTGATTGGGAGACATTCCTTCGGGATGAAGGCGGTCTATCAAGAAGCGAATCAAAGGTAGCGGCATCCGCCGTGACAAAGGCTTTAGACCAGCGTGAGGTTGGCGATGAGCAATCTGAGGTGATGGAATCCATTGCCAAACTTACCACAATCCTAAAAGGAGACTGATGATGTCTGATGATGTCAAAACCGCAGTCGAGGGAATCGCGGTAGCCTTTGAAGAATTCAAGGCGACCAATGATGCTCGCTTGGCTGAAATTGAAAAGAAGGGTCACGCTGACCCATTGGTTGAAGAAAAGCTGAAGAACATTGAAGCTGACCTTGACCGTTTTGAGGACATTAACCAAAAGCTGACTCTGGCTCAACAAGAGCAGAAGCAGTTTGGTGAAAAGCTGGACAGCATGGAAGCGATGTTAAAGCGTCCTGAAGCTGGCATGGATACCAAGTCGGTTGATGTTGAAATGAAACTGTTTGATAAGTGGATGCGCCACGGTGAAAAGAACATGGATGTTGAAGAAGTGAAATCACTTCGCGTAAGCGATGATTCACAGGCTGGCTTCCTTGCTCCACCTGAGTACGTCAACGAGCTTATCAAGACTGTTACTGAAATCTCACCAATGCGTCAGATTGCTCGCGTTCGTGCCACAACCCAGAAGTCTGTTCAGATGCCATCACGCTCTGCGACTTTCTCTGCGGCTTGGGTAGCAGAACAAGGCACTCGCTCTGAGACAACAGGTTACACTACACAGCTTGAAGAAATCCCAACACATGAGCAGTACGCCCTTGTGGATATTTCTTCACAAATGCTGGAAGATTCAGTGTTTAACCTTGAATCAGAAATGCAGGGTGAATTTGCAGAGCAGTTCGCCAAGAACGAAGGCAATGCTTTCGTGGCGGGTAATGCAATCGGCAAGCCTGAAGGCATCACTGTAAACTCAAATGTAGGCACAACCAATTCAGGTAACGGTACTGCATTGACAGGTGATGGCCTCATTGACTTGGTACACGCCATCAAGAGTGATTATGGACGCAACGGCACATTTGTGTTTAACCGTTCAACTCTGGCGGCTATCCGTCAGCTTAAAGACACTGCTGGTCAGTATGTGTTCCAAGCTGGCATGATGCTGACTGCGGGTGTTCCAAACACAATTCTTGGCTATCCATACGTTGAAATGCCAGATATGCCAGACGTAGGGGCTTCAGCGAAGCCTGTTGCATTTGGTGACTTTAGCCGTGGTTACATGATTGTTGACCGCGTATCACTGAGCGTTCTGCGTGACCCATTCACACAGGCAACCAGTGGTAACGTCCGTTATGTGGCTCGTGCAAGAGTAGGTGGTCAGGTTATTCTGCCTGAAGCCATCCGCACTCAAACCGTTAGCGCATAAGGAGGGTTAAATGAAAGACCTAGCTAATAGCATTGTAGCCGCCGCGTCTTTGGATGCCGCCGCTAGAACTGCCGATACCAATGGTACTGGCATTGACCTTCAGGGGTTTGAGTCTGCGACTGTCGTTGCGATGGTAGGTGCAGAAGGCATTACTCTTGATGGCTCAAACTTCATTGAAATGGTGCTTCAGCACTCAGACGATGATTCAACATACACAGATGTAACGTCATCAACTGACGTTGTGGATGGTACTGTTTCAGCGGCTGGTGTGTTTGCAACATTTGATGATAACGCAGAAGCCCCAGCAGTAGCCACAATCGGTTATGTTGGCGGTAAGCGTTACATCCGTGTTCAAGATGAGCGTACTGGTACTCATGGCACAGCGACACCAACTGCCGCTATTGTCATCAAAGGCCATCCTCATCATACAGCCGATTCAGACGGCTCATAATCAAATGGGAGGGCAGGGGTAATCTCTGCCTTCCCTCTCTCGTTTGGAGGTTTGAATGGCTATCATTATGACGAAAACCGTAAAAGGTACAGCTAACCAATACGGAAACGAAACACGGATGTATAATGAGGGTGAAGAAATCGTCATTGATGCGCCGTGGAAGCAAGCTCTTGCAGATAATTTTTTAGCCGCAGGGCTGGCTAAAGAGACCAAGACGGTGCAACCTACCGAAACCAAAGAGGTGGCTACTGAGGCGGCTGATAGCGGCGTTACAGCCACACTTAAAAAGGCAGTTACACCCAAGCGGGGTAAGGCTAAGAAATCTAGCGATTAAAGCAGTGGAGGGCTAAATGTCTTACTCTGCTATTTCAAGAGGCATTGATAGCTCTCTTAACACTGCCCTAACAGGCGATGTAATCAGGCCGTTTTTCGCCCTTAAAGCAGAATTTGCTGGGGGCGATGCGCTTTTCTGGTCAGGGGTTGGCGATAAAGTCATTGATTCTGAAACCTATGAAGGTGCAGGGGATATAATTGCTTTTGCGCCTCAGACTGAATCCGCAGAATTGGAAGCTAATGGTGTCACAGTTACCGTCAATGGTATTGATAGCGCACTCATAGCAACCGCCCTCACAGATGATTATCAGGGTCATCCAATCACAATTAAATTAGGCGCATTGAACGCAGACCAGAGTATCATTGGTACATATACGCTTTTCAAGGGTCTAATGGATGTTATGACCATCTCTGATGATGGCAACTACTCAAATATATCAATCCAATGCGAAAACATCCTTATTGGGATGAATAGAAATAAAATCAGCCGTTATACCCCCGCAGAACAGGAGACGCTGTATTCTGGTGATAAGGGGTTTAATTTTGTGCCATCACTACAAGATAGAACAATCAGGTGGGGTCGATAAATGGCTGTTATAGGTAGTCTTGGAAAGACAATCTCAAATACCGTCAAAAATATCGGTAAGATATTAAAAGACCCCGCCGCACTCGCCTCAGTAGCACTGATGGCATGGATTAACCCCATTGGCACTTTGGGTTATCTAGCAAGCGCGGCAGTTTATACGGCTGGAATGGCGGCAATGAACGCCCTTGCTCCAAGCCCACAGATACCAGATTTCGGTGGGTTAAATACCAATGCCTATGTCAGTGAGGTTCAAGGCAGAACACAAACCATCAGACAGCCAGCCCAACCTAGAAGGGTAGTCTATGGTAAGGTTCGCGTTGGCGGCATTATTACCTTTATCGGCACAGAAGGTAAAAAGAACAAATTTCTTCACGTTCTTATCACGTTTACAGGACACCAGATAAACAGGTTTGTTCAGTTTAGAATTGATGACCTGAATGTTTCTTTGTCAGGGGCTAAAGTAACTACAAAAAGATTCAAAGATGGCAGTAAGCATTTAGTTCTCATATATGCTAAAGATGGCAGAACGAACCAAACCGCGCATAATACCTTAGTTAAAGCCTTCAAAAGTTTTACATCAGATTATAGACAAAGGGGATGCGCTAATGCCCATTGTAGGTTTGAGTTTGATGATAATGCCTATCCAAACGGTCTGCCTACTGTAACGGCTGTCATTGAGGGTGCGCTTGTATATGACCCAAGAACCTCAACAACTGCTTATTCAAATAACTCTGCCCTCTGTATCAGGGATTATTTGACAAATACTGTTTATGGCATGGGGCTTACATCCGCAGAAATTGATGATGATAGCTTCATACAGGCGGCGAATGATTGTGATGACCAGATTGCCCTAACCAATGGCTCAAACCAAAACAGGTATGAATGTAACGGCTCATTCACAGTAGACAAAAGCCATAAGCAAATTATCACAGAGCTTCTTTCAAGTTGCTCTGGAACACTCACATATCAAAATGGCAAGTTTACACTCAAAGTGGGTAAAGCTGTTTCAGGTTATTTAGTATCATTGAATGAAGATGATTTCTTATCTGCCGTTGATATAAGAACCAAAACCTCAATAGGTGAGCAGTATAATCAAGTCAAAGGTACATTTACCACGCCTCATCAAAATAGTTATTTGCCAACGGATTATAAGCCAATCACATCAGCCACGTTCTTAGCTGAAGATAATAATATAGCAAGAACGCTTGATTTACCGATGCCATTTACCACAGACCAAACGATGGCGAGAAGGCTTGCAAAGATAGCTTTGTTTAGAAGCAGACAGCAAATAACTTTGACTTCTACCTTCAATTTGAAGGCGTTTAACCTAAAGGCTGGTGATGTTGTGGCTGTATCTTTTGAAAGATATGGTTTCACGAATAAATTGTTTGAGGTTGCATCTTGGACGCTTACTCCTATCGCCAGTGAAACACTTGGCGTTGAGATGATGTTGCGTGAGTATAACACCAATATTTACGCTTGGCTTGCGGCGCAAGACGAAGATGTGTTTGATATTGATGATTCAACACTGCCTGACCCATTCAGTATTTTGCCGCCGCTACTTTCAGTTACACAGACTGTTCAAACTATCAACCAGAAAGCAACAACTGTCATAGAAGCCACAGTCACCGCACAGGATTTGTATTCAACAACATTTGAGGTGGATGTTCAAAGGCAATCTCCAAGCGTAGGTACGGTCATATCTTTGGGCAGAAGCGCAAGCAATGTCTTTGAATATCCTGATGTTGCTACAGGTGAGGTTTGGAGGGTAAGGGCTAGGTCACGCTCTAATCTAGGCACAGCTTCAACTTATGTAACGCAAGATATAACCATTTTG